ATAAGAGACAGGTACGAGGAAAGCGGCGGCTTTGATGCGCTGACCGTCAGAGCGGAAGCGGGACGCAACTGCACCGACGTGACGGACAGGCTGCTTGCAGGGCTGATGGACACGACGCCGACCACAGCGAACCTCGATGTTTACTTAGCAGCGGTCAAGGAAGCTGCGCTTGCACGTTCCCTGCGAAAGATCGGCGATGAGCTGATGAACGCTGAGAATGACCCTACAGACGCGCTTGGACGCGCGCAGGAGGCTTTGCAGCGGCTTACCGAGGAAAACACACAGGGCGATTCGCAAACGCTTACGTCGGCGCTCACACAGCTCGGATACCGCGTTTCTGAGCAGGTCGGCGGCAGAGCACCATGCGTGGCATCCGGTCTGCTGAGGTTCGATAAATTGCTCGGCGGTGGCTTCATCAATGGCGGCTTGCACATCATCGGTGCAAGACCGGCGGTCGGAAAATCAGCGCTCGCCTTGCAAATCGCGCTCAATGCGGCAAGAAGCGGCGTCAAGGTGCTGTACTTGTCACTTGAAATGAGCTCGGAGGACTGTTCCGCTCGCCTTGTCGGCAACATTGGCGGTCTGTCATCGGCGCGGCTCATGTTCGGCGGCAGGCTTACGGATGGCGAGTATATGCGTTTTGCCGAGGGTACGACGGAGCTTTCCTCGCTGCCAATCGTGTTCAATCGGCGCTCGGGCATGAATGTTCGGCAGGTGGAGGCATTGGCTTACCGCGAGAAGCCGGGGCTGCTGATCCTCGACCACCTCGGGCTGCTTGAACCGCCGGAAGCTCGGCTTTCGCTTTACGAGGCGACCACAAGGAACAGCAGGGCCTTGAAGCTGCTTGCACTGAGGCTGAATATTCCCGTGCTGTGCTTGTGCCAGCTCAACCGCGCGGCGGCCTCTGACCGTTCCGGCAGCTTTCGGGCTACAATGGCAAACCTCCGTGAATCGGGTGCCATCGAGCAGGACGCGGATACGGTGACGCTGCTGCATAACCCGCCGTGCGAGACGGATGAGCGCATGGAATCGCCATCTTTGTTGGAGTTGTGGCTCGACAAGAACCGGCGCGGCGCGACTGGTCACGTTGACGCGACCTTCTACAAGGTCACAGGGAGGGTTACAGCATGAATTTGAAAATCGCAGCCAACATCTTAGCGGAAATCAAACCGGCACGCCGGAAGCGTGAGCGCTATCGCCAGCGTGACGAAATGCAGCACCGTGTAATTCCGCTTTTGCCTGCTGATGACCGTGATAAGTTTGAGCGGGCAATGAACCGTCATTTTCGATTATAAAAAAGGCCCTCCCCAAATGGGGAGAGCGTCTCTTGTGGTGAATCCGATTTGTCAATTTTGATTTTACCACAGGAGGAGAAGATATGCAAGCGAAAGCACTTGACACACAGGATAAGCGGACAAGCGAAATGGCAGAAGCGGTACAGGCTGGCAAGGCGGACATTCTGAGACTTTGGGCGGCGGTTGAGCGCTTTGCATGGCAGCAAGCCTTGAGGTGGGCACGGGCGATGGAAGGTCGTGCAGGTGTCGAGGAAAGCGACCTCCTGCAAGTGGCGTTTATCGCTCTCATGGATACACTGCCGACATGGGATGTGAACAAGGGTGAATTTCTCACGCTGTACGGCATTAAGCTCAAGGCGGAGTTCACAGAAGCCTGCGGGCAGCGAATACAGCGGACGCGATGTGACCCCATCAACAGTGTTTGCCGGTCGATGGACGAGCCGATAGGCGACGAGGACAGCGACCTGACGCTTGGTGACACAATCTCAGATGAAGCAGCAGAAGAGGCCTTTGAGGACGTCGAACAGCGGGACTTTCAACAGGCCGTGCAAGCGGCGCTTGCACAACTGCCGGATGCGCAGCGCGATGCGATCATCAGTGAGTTTTGGCTTGGTCAAAAGCCTGATGCAAGGGCGCGGCGGGAAGCAATACGAGCCCTGCGGCATCCGCGTATCCGCAAACCGCTGATGGAGTATTACTAATAAAAAACACTGAAACGTCAGATAAAGCAGAGCCGGAAAGGGGGCTTTTCAAACTTTGGCAAAGAAAATTCGAGACGAGACCATTATTGACGCGCTTTTGATCTCCGCGACGGTGCGGAGCGCGGCGGCAAAGCTCGAGATCAACGAGCAGACGATCTATCGCCGAAAACGAGACCCTGAGTTTATGCAGAAGTATAACGAGGCACGGCGCGAGCGAACCGAAGCAGCGCGGAATGTGCTGCAAGAGCGGGCGCACGCCGCGGCGGATACGCTGGCAACGATCATGCAGGATGCAGACGCGCCCGCACAGACCCGCGTGAGTGCCGCGGCAGAGATTTTACGTCAGACGGTGAAATACACGGAGATCACAGACATCATGCAGCAGCTTGACGAGCTTGAAGCATGGCGAAGGGAGCAGGAACAGCGATGAAGAAAAATTTTGATATCCGCCTTGCGGCGCTGCGGGAATATCTCAAATCGCTGTCAGCCGATGAAACTACTTTTATTGTCGAGGGCGGCGCAGAGTATCACACAAAAGAAGATCCTTTTAACTACCTGATGCAGCACGGCGCATTTACCCATGATGGCAAGCGCATTGTCCTTTACCCGCACCCGGTAGAGGGCGTAGACCCGTTGAGCCTTTCCCTCTATCAGATGCTTGACGAAGCCATTGGGCGCGGCAGGCTGGAATTGCCAACGCTTGAGAGTGACGAGATCGGAGGTAAAGCCCTTGAATAACAGCATTAAAGCCCGCCTTGCCTCTTTACAGGCGATTGTAGCGCAGAAGCAAAAGGGCATAGCAATTATGACCCTGCTTGAAAATGGCGCGTGGGCGGCTTGCAGAGCGCCGCAAAGCCCTGAAAAGGTATTTCAGACAGAGCAGGATGCGCGAGCCTATTTATCAGGCTGTGATCCCATTATCGTTATTGACGTTTGAAAAATCAATCACTTTCGCTCAATTTTGAGCACAACCCACTCAGAATTGAGCAAGTTGAAGATAGACGGCGGGAAAGACCGCAGAAAGGAAACTTCACTATGGAATTGAATGCAAGAATTGAGACCGCTGAGAGCGTAAAGGAAAAGGCAAAGACTGCCCTCGGCCTTGATTTGAGTAGCGCCCTTGACCTTGTAAAGCGCGGCGACTATGACAGCGACGAGGCGTATCTGGACGCTTGCACCCGCGCCGAGTTGGAGCGTAGCAGCCCTGAATACAGAGCTGCCAGAAGCCGCCTAAAGGTCGAATACCAGGCACGGCGAGAGGAACAGGAGCGCAAGGCACAGAGCGAAAACTATAAAGCAATCCGCAGCAGCGTGAGCCTTGACAGCGTAGACAAGCACAATATCGATGAAGAAGCCGCCGCACTTGCCCGCCGCGATCTTTCCGCAAATCGTATTGCCGCGTCCAATCTGGGCGCGACCATTGAGAAGTACGCGGCAGAGCTGACGGAAAAAGCAAAGGACAGTAAGGCCAGCAGCGCTCTTTTCAATGCTATGCTGCGCGGTCAACTGTAAGGAAAGGAGAACACACCATGAGCCAGTTTAACATTTACGCCCGAAAGCTCGATACAGCTTTCAAAGAAGCCCGCAGCGAATACAACACCGCTTTCCGCGCACTCCAAGAGGCGCAGCAGGCCAGCCGTGACGCTAACGCATGGAAGCCCGGAGACAGCGCCGAGGAAAAGCAGATTAGAACAACCCGCGCAGCGCTAAAGCTGCATGACGCAGAAGCCACCTTTGACGAGGTGAGCGCCCGCGTTTGGGACAACTTCAAGGCCACGCGCCGCACGATCCGCGCAGAGCTGGAACAGGCAGTACGCGCCGCCAATATTGCAAACCCTGACGCAATCGACAATAACGCCCTTGAGCTGATGAAAACCGGCGTTCTTTCCCCGGCTGATTACTCCGCGTTCATGGAGAGATTCGACAGCAACCACACCATGTTAAAGTTAGTTGGTCACTACGCAGCCGAAGCCGCAAAAGCAGCGGACGACCGCAAGCAGGCCGCAGCCCTTAACGCTATCGCTCTTGACTGCCAGAGCGGGGAGGGCGCAGTCATGCGGGCATGGGACAGCATTTCGGCAATTTCTGACAGTTGCGGCGACGGGGACGGCTACCGGCGCAAATCGCCCGGTGTAATTGTCAGCATGAGCGAAAAATGGGACGATCTCGCGGGCGAGGCCGTGGAGAACTTCTGATTTTCGATAAGCGGCAGAGATCAACATTCTGATACAAAGCTTCCTGAAAACAAATTTAAGGAGAGATAAATATGGAACTTAGTTTTGCGAACGGTGTGCAGGAATACACCGTGCACGGCATTAAGGGTGATGTGATCATTCGATTCAACCCGACTGACGGCACGTTTATCCAGCGTCTTTACAACGCATTTGATACGCTGGACAAGAAACAGGAGAAATACGCAGATGAGGTGCAGAAGTGCGGCGACCGCGTTGAGATTTTCAACATTGCCGACCGCCGCGACAAGGAGATGCGCGAGATCATTGACGGTCTTTTTGAAGAGCCGGTGTGTGACAGCATCTTTGGCAGCATGAACCTTTATGCGCTGGCAGACGGCCTGAACGTATGGGTAAATTTCTTGCTTGCGCTGATGGATGAGACAGACAGCGCCTTTGCTCGTGAGCAGAAAGCCACGAATCCGCGCATTCAGAAGTACACGGCAAAGTATCGCCGATGAATTGGGGCTTGCCTGCCTCCGTCGAGATCGGCGGAGTGAGTTATGAGATACGCACAGATTTTCGCGTAATTCTCGATATCTTCGTAATGCTGAGTGATCCTGATTTGAGCGGCACTGACCGCGCAGAGGGCATCTTGCAGATGTTCTATGTCTCGCCTGAGGATATCCCGCCGCAGCATTTGCAGGAAGCTGTAGACCGTTTTACATGGTTCCAGAACGGCGGCAAAGAGCAGGATAAGAAGAAATCGCCGAAGTTGGTCGATTGGGAGCAGGATTATCCTTTGATTCTCCCTCCCATCAACCGAGTATTCGGACAAGATATCCGCGGAATCCCTTATGATGCGGAGACCAACACCGGGGGCGTCCATTGGTGGACGTTCCTCGGTGCGTATAACGATCTCGGGGACTGCACCTTTGCGCAGGTCGTGCGCATCAGAGACAAAAAAGCACGAGGAAAGACGCTCGAAAAGGACGAACGCGAATGGTACCGCCGCAACAGCGACCTCGTGAACATAAAAAATAAGCTCAGCCAGGAAGAAGAGACCACCATTTCGACTTGGTTGAAATTGGGGAAGGAGTGATTAAATGGCAAATGCTGACGGCAGCGTGATCTTCTCGTGCGACTTGGATTCGACCAAAGCACAGAAGAAACTGAGCAAGCTGCGTGACGAGATATCCGAACTGAACAGCAAGCTTGAAAAGGAAACGGGCAATAAGCTGAACCTTGAAAAGCAGCTCGACGCCGCATCTCAGGCAGCGAAAGCTACTGAGGAACGCGTGAAGATGCTGCGAAAGGAAGTCGAACGGCTGAATGATCGCGAGTGGATCCAAAAGCAGGGCTTTACACAGAACGAGTATCAGACGCAAGTGCTCGACCGCCGCGCCGCTGCGGAGGCGGAGCTCAAACAGCAGGAAGCGCTTTTGCACACGCAGACGAAGGAGGTCAAAACGCTTTCGGCTGCTTACGAAGAGACGACCGCCAACATCGACAGCATGACGGTAAAGCTCGACAAAGCAAAGGTCGCTGCCGGTGAGTTGATCGCTAATACGGAGCAGGAACGCAGGGAGCGCGAGGCGGAGAATTCCGCGCTTGCCAAAGCGGGCCAGTATGCCGCGCGTTTCAGAGATCAGGTCAAGAGTTTAGCGCGCTCTATGCTTGTATTCTCAGTCATCACGGCGGCGCTCATGGCGCTGCGCAAGCAGATCAAGGCGGCTATTGCGACCAGCGCAGAGGCATCCGACGCTTTTGCCCGCCTCAAAGGTGCGCTGCTGACGCTGGCCGCGCCTTTGATGGACGTACTCATTCCGGCGCTGACGTGGCTAATGAATCTGCTTGCGGCCATTGTGTCGGAGATCGTGACGATCATTTCGATTCTGAGCGGTAAGTCAAAGAAGAGCATGGAGGCATCGGGCAAAAACCTCTACAAAGAAGCTGCCGCCATTGACGCGACCGGCAAGGCGGCAAAGGAAGCGACAGACGCGCTCGCGGCGTTCGATGAGATCAACAAACTCAGCACGACAACGTCCGTTGGCGGCGGAGCATCCGCCATTGCGCCGGACTTTGATTTTGACGAAGGGCCCATGATGGAAAAGCTCGACAAGGTGTTCCAGAAGATCAATGATATCTTTAAAACCATCCGCGCAGGGATTGAGATCGTCGTGGATGACCTAAAATGGAGCTTTGACAAGAAAGTTATCCCCAAGAGCAAGGCAACATGGCTGACCGTTTTAACGGCGCTGCTCGGTGCAACACTCGGCGCGGCGTTCGGCGGCATCACGGGCGGCGTCATCGGTTTATCCCTCGGTGTGCTGCTGGGGCTGTACCTTGTGGGCCTTGACCCCGAAACATGGAAAACCGAGATGGACGCAGAGGATGCGTGGATCGTGGTCATCACGGCTTTGCTCGGTGCGCTGCTTGGCAGCGTGTTTCTTGGCATCACCGGCGGCGTGGCCGGTTTCAGCCTGGGCGCGATCCTCGGCCTCTATCTCACCGGCTTTGCAGAGGGGGACGAGGAACACGGCGGCAAATCACAGCTTCTTTCTGAGTTGATTGTCGTGCTGTGCGCGCTGCTTGGTGCAGTCATCGGCTCTATCGTGACGCCGGGCGTCGGTACAGTCGTCGGCATGGGATTAGGCCTGATTCTCGGACTGAGCATTTACAGCGTCCGCAAAGACCCGAAGAAGGGCACGCAGCGGCTTGTCAGCATCGGGCGTAGCGTACTTCTTGGACTGCTGGCCGGTGTTCTTGGCGTTGGCCTTGCAGCGCTGGGAATCGTCAGCGCCGGTACTGCATTTATTATCTCGGCGGCGATCGGCCTTGCGCTGAAATTCTTCGTCGACAGTGTGGACGATTCCAAAGTCAGAAAGGCAACGTCCGGCTTTACCGGCACGCGCGTATCAACAAAGGCCCCAACGCGCAGCCGTCGGGTGGCGGCGCAGAACTTAGACGGCAATGCGCCTGTGTATAACGAGATCCCAGCGCTTGCGAGCGGTGCGGTCATCCCACCGAACCGAAAGTTTCTTGCCGTGCTGGGCGACCAGAAGAGCGGAACGAACGTCGAAGCGCCGCTTTCGACCATCAAGCAGGCCGTCATGGAGGCACTGGCACAGGGCAGCCGCGAGCCCATCAATGTGAACCTCGTTGTGGATGGTAAGACGCTTGCCCGCGTGGTCGTTCCCAACATCAACAACATGACGCGCGCAGCCGGTAAGCCCGTGCTGCTGTACTAACGGGAAAGGAGACTGCAAATGTTTATCTTCGGCTATGATGTCGTGCTCGAGCGACTGGAACGAGTGATCCACCAGCTTGTGGAGCTGCAGACGGCGGAATAACAGGAAATTGAGGCAGTAGATGAGAACAAAAAGCAATTCTGAACACCCGCTTTGCGAGCTTAGTAAAGAAGAGATCGCGGAACTTTTTGCGAACCTCGAGCCTATTGAACTTCCGGATGGGCCGCTCACAAACGAGGGAGAACCGTGCGTAATCACAACTTGCACATTGACAGTAGAAGAACTTGGACTCAAGAACCATGCAAAGCGAGGAAAGGTTTGCTCAGAGTAAAGAAGAGGACTGCACCGTTTTGTGCAGTCCTCTTTAATTATGTTAGTGCCTTAACAAATTCAAGCATCTCGGTTACATCTTTGTCGGGAAGCATCATAACTTTTCGGATAATCTCTTCTTTCAACTCCTGCAAATCTAATTGCTCAGTTGTGTGTACCTGCTCGCTCATCTGTTTTCACCTTCTTTCCGAAAAGCTCACGTTCGCGCTCGACGGTCATAGTCGAGCCGATGAGCAGCACCTTTCCGAGCGGCGTTTGCACGACGGGATAGAATCTGTCATTATCGTTCATAGCGTGACCTCCATGCTTTGCATCATCTCTTTGACGGATACGCCAGACAGATCAGCGACAAAGGAAAAGCGCGTGCCGCGTTGACGGTATGCAGCCCCACAGCACGGGCAAATATGCACCGTGGCGGCGTTCATAAGCGGTGTATTACAGCGGGCGCAGTAGAGAAGCTTCATGCGCTTGCCCCCTTACCTGTCAGAAGTTTAATTGCATCTGCATCGTCGAGATCATAAGCCGCTGTTCGCATTTCATTCCGCGCGTGTTCGCTCGCTTTTACAGCATCTATCGTCAGTTGAGCGCGTTTCGCTGTGTCTATAAAGCACTGCACGCCCGGTGCGTCATAGTGCCCGAGCATCAAGTGATAGTCGCGGATGGCGTTTGACATTCTATCGTAGACAGAATACAGGATGCGACCAATGAATTCTAAGTCTGTCTCTTATACACATCTCCGAGCCCACGAGACTAGCGCTCATCTCGT